CTTCAAGGCCGTCACTGAAGCCAGCACTGGCATTGCCTTTGTGCCCGCCAAGCGTGCCTACACCGCTCGTCGTGGCCGTGCCCCGATCATCACCGTGGGCAAGACCGGCAACTGCGTTGTTGGCTCTCGTCATGCCGCTATCGCTGGCTTTGAGCCCGGTAGCAAGGTGAGTGTTGCGGCAGAGGAGGGCAAGATCATCCTGACCCCCTGCACTGACGAAGCTGCTTCTACGGAAGACAGCGGCGACGATCTGGATCTCTGATCAGCGCATCACGTTCAATGCCCTGGCAAAAGCTGGGGCTTCTTTTCCTTCATCAGCTCACAGCAATGACATCACTGCAGAAACAGGCAAAGCTATGGAGAGAGGCGTTTGAAGTTAAAAGCGATAACGAGCGAGGTAGCCTTCAGTACAATTTGCAGCTCAAATTGATCATTGAAGAGTACACGGAAGTCATCGAAGCGTATGACGCATTCAAGCAAAATGATCTATCAACGCATGTCGCACTTCTAAAGGAACTGGCTGATCTTGTTTTCGTTTGCTATCAAGCGGCGGAGAACATGGGCTGGGATCTTGATGAAACGATGCGCAGAGTATTTGATAGCAACTTGAGCAAGCTGGATGACAACGGGCGCCCGATCAGGAATGAGCACGGGAAAGTGCTGAAGGGACCGAATTACAAGCCGCCTGTACTTGATGATCTTGTCGTGAGGGTTGAGCAATGAGCCGGCCCCGATCTTTGGCGCCGGCTTTTTAGCCGGCTGGATCTTTTGGTAGTTACACACACAGCCATGCAAGACATGTTCACTCAAGATCAGATCAACTTCATCAACCAGCTCATTGATGATCGAATCGCGCATCACGCGCAGCCAGATCGCCAACAGAGCCGGATGCGCGATTTTCACACCATCAAGGACATCAGGTTTCTCATCGTTGAATACCTAGAAGAGTTCAGGGACTTTTGTTTTGGCGATGAGTTTCACATAGCCACACTGGCCTCGTTCTTGAAGCTGAAAACAGAACTCACCGCACACGACAAAGAGCTGATGCCACAAGGCAGGGCAGGCAATCCGGTGACTCGTTTTGAATCACAAGTGCAAAGCGCCCTTGCTAAATGGCCTGCACCTATAGAAAGAGCCGCCAGGCACGGCTATTACCGACTTGTGAACTTTGATCAAGCCTAGCCATGAAGTTTTCCATCTATCACCTCATCATTATCCAAGGAGACTCCGATGACTAAACCCTTTGATCGCGCAAGTTCCATTTACAAGGAAATCGAGGTTCGTGTCTACGGCCCTCTGGGGTCCGAAACACCCACCTGCGCAGGGGCATTGACTACAGCAGGGCTGATCGCCGAACTTGAAAACCGCGTGGAGGCGCTGGAGGCTGCGCAGCGGCCAACTGTCAAGGATTCCTTGACGGTTCCCGCCGATTCACTGGTGGGGCGGGTGGCGGATGGAGGCCCAATGAAACAGCAGCATCCCATCACCCCACCGCCTGAGCTGGTGCAAAAGTGGTATCACGAGGCACATTACACGGACGCAGTTTGCGGTTGGTGCTGCGAACAGCACATCGCCAACCGCGCCGCCCAATGGAGCGCAGACCAGGAGCTGGAGGCGCCGAGATTGAAGGAGCGATCCCTGAAGCACTTAGAGGCTGCCGCCAAGCCAGTGGAATCCAACGCGCCGGAATCTTCTGATTCGCTGGTGGAGCTGGTGGCGGATGCCATCTACGGCAACGCAGCGTTTGGCGTTCACAGACAAGCCCGCGCCGCCATCCTTGCCGTTTCCGACTGGCTCTATCAGCAAGGATGGCGCGTCGCTGCAAAGCGGCTGCGGCAGGAGGCCCAATGACTAAACACAAAGCAACGCCCGAGCAGTGGGCTCAGATTGAGCTACAGGCTCAACACTTCAACGATGACTCTTGCTTAATTGAACTCCGCGACCGCGTGGAGGCGCTGGAGGCTGCGCAGCGGCCAACTGTCAAGGATTCCTTGACGGTTCCCGCCGATTCACTGGTGGGGCGGGTGGCGGATGCCATCTACAGCAAATGGGGAATGACAGCAAATCTCCCTGCCGGGCACCCCTACAAAGAAGAAACCCGCGCCGCCATCCTTGCTGTTTCCGACTGGCTCTATCAGCAAGAGCTTCACATCGCTGCAACGCGGCTGCGGATGGAGGTGAGGTGATTCGACGATTAAGGCTGAGTCGCTAACCATGCCTTGCATTTCTTCATTCCTTAACCGTGGAAAATTCTGTACAAATCAACGGCGTTACTTACGTCCGCGCTGATTCCGTTCCCACTGGTAATCGAGCTGTAGTAGTAGTTGATCGCGGCTGGATCTTTGCTGGTGATATTATCAGGGAAGATGGGCGCATCAAGCTATCCCGTGCCGTACATGTGTTCAAATGGGAATCTATTGGTTTCGCCAAAATGATCGAAACAGAGCAAGCGGATCTTCGTCCGATTGCTGATGTGGACATGCCTACTGGAGCAGAAATTTTCTGCGTACCAGTCTCTGACAACTGGGGGATTGGCTGATGTTTAGACCAATCGGCTATGCCGATGGCTCTGGCCATGGCTGTGGCTATGGCTATGGCGATGGCTATGGCTATGGCTATGGCAATGGCTATGGCTATGGCTATGGAAACGGCGACGGCTACGGCTACGGCTACGGCTGCGGCTACGGCTATGGCGATGGCAATGGCAATGGCTATGGCCATGGCCATGGCTATGGCGATGGCGATGGCTATGGCGATGGCTATGGCGATGGCTATGGCGATGGCTATGGCACTTGCTCACCAAGCCGCAGCAGGAGGAGTGAATGATGGTTCCCGTTCAATCACTCGGAATGTTTTTTGTCATCGGCTGCCTGTTTGGCATGGCCGTAGCTTCTTTTGCTCACAAGTAGGCACTGAACTCATGACTACAAACCCACGCGATCTGATCAAGCGGCTGGCTGATATAGACGATGCCCTTGATGGCAGAAAGCCCCTTGTCTCGGCTCAAGGGCAAGCCATGGATGGCTTTACAGCACTGGCCAATTTTCGCGCCTTGGCCGATGAGGCCCGCGCCGTCCTCGCCCAGCCCGAGCCGGAGGAGCCGACGGATGAGGAGCTGTTGGCTATCGCTGCCGCTTCGATTGAGCCATACGAAGACAGCGGCATTGCTATTGGTGAATACGAACCAGAAACCGAGCGAACTGTTCACGCCTATGGGAGCGAATTGATTGCCTACGGTCGTGCCGTTTTCGCCCGCGGGGGCCGCCCTGCTGTGGAGCTGGTGCCGGTAAATGATCTAGTTGATCTGGCGTACGAACTCCGCAAAACAGCCGAATACCTGCAAGGGGGATGCGGCTGGGCCAAGGCTCTCGACGCAATAGAACGTGCGGCCACCTTGATCGAGAGTAATGCTCTTCGGCTCATTACTCCCATCCCGGTGAGCGAACGGCCAATCCTCAAGGCCAGTGATTTCAATGATGCCGATGGGCGTTGTTGGTGTGGTAGCGGAGGTTTTATTGATGAAACAGGAGATATGCCCGTGGAGATGCCTGCGTCGTGGGAGCTGCGAGAGCCGTGTTCTCAAGATGACTGGGTGCTCCCCCACTACGCCCTGCCAGTCCCAACCCAGCAATGACCTACCCCCCGCTTGATGAACAGAAGTGCGGCAACTGCAGGTATTTCCTGCGCGACGTTCTTACATGTCACCGCTATGCACCACGATCTTCCGGCGAAGATTGCATGTGGCATTGGCCTAGTGTTACCTATGACGACTGGTGCGGCGAATGGAGTCCACGCGACTAACCATCGCCTCGCGGCCCGCCGGAGCCTATCTGGCATCCATTCCCATCACCATCGCTGCACATGTGGACACCGCATGACATTCAAAATACAAGTTTTTGGTTTGACGCCAACGATTCACGATGCACCAAACGCTCATCCAATGGTCATTGTTTGGAAATTATCAGCAAGCACAACATGTACGAGTGTCCTTCGGCATTCATTGATGTCACAGACAAGGGCGGCCGAATCGGGCGGCTGATATGGGACAACGTAGCTGGCGTAATTGGCTGGGAGAAATCCTGGCCCACAAACCGCGAGCTTATTGAGTTTTATTTCTCGCAAAAATGGGGCGTCGTTTTACCCAAATGGCACATTGGCAGCCGCTTTTCGTGGCCGCCTAAATGGCTTAGGGGCTGACTTCCACGGCCCGCTGGCAGCTGCAATCAATGCCGGCAGCAATCCCAACTACATCAACAACGCAATTTGCATTCTGATCAATGACGAAGTTCTTTTTTCATTTCCCGCTCATCAATCAACTTGCAGCCTTCCGCGCAGCCTCAGAGCTTGACGCAAGGCATCAGTTGATCAATAGTCCGCTCGCCCCGTACTACGGTCAAGCCGTCTTGCTCGGGACGGATGACGGACGCTGAGGTAGATGCCATCATTGATGCTGTCTGGCGCTCAGGGGAGCCCCTAAGCGTCAATCTCAGAGCCCTGGTGCGTGCCGCTGCCTGTTACGGGTGGCGGTGCGCTCAAGCGGCTCACTGGATCAACAAACACTCAACGCGCTGAGCATGGTCAATCCCATCGAAGAACAAAAACGACAAGATCGCATGGATGCTTGGTACAAAAAAGATGGGCGCGGTAGCAGGCGTCATCCAATGCACGCTCTTTACACTGGTCTTGCTGACAAGTACATGAAAGAGGAGCAAGGCGATGCTTGAGTCAATCAACCTTGAAGAACTCTTTCAGAGCTACTGGAAAGAGTCTTTTCCTTTTGCGCCGGCTAACAAACAAAGCGCTGCATCGCATGTTGCATTTGCTCAATATGCGATCATGCAAGTAGAAGCACTACGCGAAGCAGAGGATCAGTGATTCTTAACGATTTAGAGATCGAACGCTTGTGTAAAGAGCAAGCGATGGTTCTTCCTTTTTCGCCCGATCAGCTCAATCCGGCGAGCTATGACGTGCGACTCGGGGATCAGATCATGATCGAGTCAGTTGCGTCTTCTGACTTTGTACGCACTCCCATCAATGGATTCACAAAAGAGAATCCCTGGTTGCTGCGCCCTGGGCAGTTCTGCTTGGCCTCCACAGAGGAGCTGCTAAACATGCCGGAGGATGTGGCCGGACAGTTCGCTCTGAAGTCCAGCAGGGGGCGTGAAGGCTACTCTCATGCCCTCAGTGCCTTCATTGACCCAGGCTTCCACGGGAGCCGGCTCACGCTGGAGCTGCACAACATCAGGCAGGTCCACCCCATCCCCCTCTATCCAGGAATGTTGATCGGGCAGATTGTCTTTCATCGCATGTTTGCTACCCCGCTTGTCAGCTATAAGAAAAAGGGGCACTACAACATGAACGAAACTGTAATGCCTAGCATTTGGAATTGATTGATTCTAAGCTAAATCCTCTAGCATTTTTGTGTATTTGTCAAGCGAAAACTCTTCGCTCATGTTCTTGCACGCCTCCATAATCGCCCAGTGCGCTCTGCTGTTATTGAACGACGCTTGATGATTCAGGAGCAGAGCAAACTCCAGAAGCCCGCGATAGTCACGATTGCCAAACAATTCCTTCAAGCGTTCTGCATTAAGCCGCTCTTGGAACTGGTCTTCAGGGCGATAGCTTGGTGATGACATGATGGACAGACGATTATGACTGAGCGTAACGAACCCTGGCTTGAAAGTCCATGCGAAGAAAATCAGTGGAAGTGGCGCGTTTACGGAATCGGCATGGTGTGGCATCATGCTCAGGAGTGGCAGGCCCGATGGAAGCTCCACTACTTGCAAGTCTCTCAAGACACAGCCAACCAAAATGGCCCGCGACGCGACACAAGCATACCTCAATGAAATAGGACGCTACCCGCTTTTAACAAAAGCGCAGGAGGTCATGCTTGGTACACAAGTGCAGGCATGGATGAACATAAAAGATAAAGACGAAAACGAATACACAGAAGAAGAGAAGAGAATTGCAAGGGCGGGAAAAAGAGCAAGAGAGAAATTTATTAAATGCAATCTTCGTTTAGTCGTCAATATCGCACGAAAATACGTCCCAAGATGCAGCACTCTTGAGCTGATGGATCTAGTTCAAGAAGGCAATGTTGGCTTGGCTAGAGCAGTTGAAAAGTTTGACCCAACTCGCGGATACGCAATGAGCACTTACGCATATTGGTGGATCAGGCAGTCAATACAAAGATCAATGCAGTTTAATGATTCAGTAATACGGCTTTCAATAAATACTCATGATTCAGCCGCAAAGATAGCCAAGACGGTTGAAATTTTATCTAAAAATCTTGGCAGAGAGCCAACTGTTTTGGAAGTATCAGAATGGAGCGGCTTAAGCATTGAAGAAATCAAGCTTACAGCTACTGCGCCAAAAGTAATTACAAGTTTAGACAGAAAGGCGAACGATTCTGAAGGCTCAAGCCCAATGGTTGAGCTGATTCCCGACGACAAGCATTCAAATACAATTGAAGACGCGGAAAATAGAATAAAAATAGAAGACGCCTATGATGCAATAGACAGATACCTGGACAATACAAGTAAGCTCATCGTTCTTGAGCGAATGAAAGACCCTCCAACACCTTGGAAAGACATATCGACTGCCACTGGACTTAGCAGGGGCAAGCTTCAGTCGATGGAGAAAACAGCGCTGCAACGCTGTGCGCTTTTACTAAGAATCAAAAATAGATTTGAGTTGTAATTTTGTCTCAATAGTCCCATCTAACACGTGGACGCCCACGACGTATTCCTAAATGAACAAATCCTTTGGGTGCGCCGTAGCCCAAGCTGTACTTCCAGTTCTTGTCGCACCACTCCTGAACTTTGTAAATATCAACTCCTTTCACATAAAAATCAACCGCTCCAACATCAGGCGCGTCGAATAAGTGCTCACTACTGCTAGCGCCACCAACCATTCTGTTAATTGCTTTTGGACGATAGCCACTTGTAACAATAATTGGCTTGCTACCAAATTGAACGCGAACTCTCTCCAGGAAAGCGGCAAGTTCAGCTGCTATGGCAATTTGATAGTCGGCGGCAAATCGACGCTCTTCTTCGTATAATGCAAACTCCCCAAGCTGTATATGAGGGGTGACATGCGTGGTAAAAGGTGAGGTTGGACGAACTCTGCCAGGTTGTTGCTCAGCTTGCTGGCTCCCTACAAACAAAGCGACTTCATCTTTTCTACGATTGATTAGTCCTTCTAACGGCCTACCATTTGCCTTTACCCATTTAGGCAGTTCTTCAATGACGACTTTATTTGCGCTTTCACCCGCAAGTAATCTTTTTCTCAGTGTCGATTCCTCTAATGCGCCCAATCCAACGTTATAGGCGAAGCTAATGATTGCAGCTTGCTGTTCACCGCGCCACTTTTTAGCCATAGGCAGCAGCGTGAATACGCCGGGTGCAAAAAGATGCTCCACTTCATTTTGAAGCATCTCGTCTGCCATCTTTTGTGTAATTTTGTCGCCCATTCTCACAGGGCCGTCAATCAGCCTGGTAGACCCATAGCCGATTGTTGGAATACCAGCGGGGCACAGATAAGCCTCAAGCCGGCAACCTTCCCACTTCTTGATGATCGCCAGCGTCCGCTCTAGCCATGCTGGCGGCAGCGGTTGCTTCGGTAGCGGGTCGGCGCGATACATCTCCGCAAATTGCTCCAGCACCTCAGCGCTGAGTTGCTCTTGCAGCCAATCCCAAGCCGCTAGCTGATGCGACAGCCCCTTGTCATGCTTGGCTGCGTTACGGAGTTGAATCGTCATTCACCCAGGGTGCTTTGATCTGCATTGCGCCGCTCAGTAGACGGCTGTTGCCGGTTTGCAGCGTGTCGTCAACCGCGTGATGCGTGACAACAGGCTCCGACTGCTGCGGCTGCGCAGCGTGCCATCGCTCTTCCTCGCGGTCAAGGCGTGGCGCAAGCGTGGCGCGAAACTTGAAATCTCGCGCCCACTGCTGCAACTGTTGCTGCCAGGTCGGATCGCCGAAGCGAACCAACCAGATCACTTCTTTGGGAAGATGACTTTCAGCGCTTTGATCACCAGTTGCACCCAGCTGTTTTCTTTGATCGGCAGCAGCGTGATGATCTCAGAACCAGCAGCCACGATAATGGCAAAGATAGCGAGAGTTTCGGGGCTCATGTTGTCCATTGGAATCATGGCTTTGCTTCCAGCTTAGCTACGCGCTGTTCAACGCTGCCAAGGCGAGCAAAGGTCTCCCTGTGTCCTTCCTTCATATCGACGTGCAACACCTCCAGTTGTGAGGCTATGTGCTCTACGGCGCTTGTAAGCCTGATTACAGCATCGCGTGCTTCATCATTGCGCTTGCTAAAACCCATGGCGCCCATAGCTGCCACAGAGATGGATGCGCCGGCCACTGCGGCGATGATTTCGACCATGGCAGCACTGGCTACCTGTTTAGGTTAGCGACCTTGGCCGCCTAGAATTGTGATGCTCTAGCGGGCGGCAACCCCTAGAGCGCGACCACCTACCGGAGATAGGCGATGATCCATTATGGACGAACTGCGGCTGGACGTATCCAGCCGAAAAATGTCCTGGAAAGGCTTTGGGCAAAAAGCACTGGCTATTCAGATGACGAGTGTTGGGAGTATTGGGGCAAGGACGCGCAAAGAGCTGGGCATGTGCGCATACGAAAAGATGACAAACAAAGAATATTTGTACACAGACTTGCCTGGGAAGCATATCACGCAGAGCCTATACCGGAAGGGTTGCTAGTGTGCCATCGCTGTGATAACCCAAGATGCTTTAATCCGCATCATTTATTTTTGGGCACTCATAAGGACAACACGAATGATATGCACAAAAAGGGACGAGCAAAAAAATTTTACAAAATATCGCACGAGCAAGGGATAGAAATAAGGCAATCGGACCTGCCAGCAAATATATTGGCAAATCAGTACGGTGTTACTCCCTCTCGAATTTGGCAAATAAAAAGAGGCCTTTAACCTTTTCCTTGTCCAACACGAGGTTTTTTCCCTCTACGGCGAGGGCGAGAATGCTGCCCATAACCATCTCGGCTAGTTTTCGGACGACCGGCTTGGTGCTCCAGCCTGCCGGTGCCGGTCTTTGACTTGACAGCCATTAGGCGAGACCGAATAGCTCTTTGAGTTCAGCCACGGTCAACCCAGCAGCTTCCAGCTTCTGCTCAGTGGTGAGCACTGGAGCGGGTTCGGGTTCAGGGGCAGGTTCGGGCGTGTTGCCTTCAGCTAGCCAAGCGAGATATGCCTGGTAGTCAATGTTGGCAGAATCGGGCGGGATAAGGGCGTTGTCAGAGAGGCGAAGAATGGTATCGCCTTGAGTAAGTTGGTAGGTCATGGATTACAGCTCCGCAGAAAACGTCAGTGTTTGGTTGGCTGCCGCTGTTTGACCACAATCAAATCCCTCAGTCGTGGAATTGATTACGGCAAATCCAGCGCCTCCACCAGCGATAGTAGCGGTGGCTCTCATTGAAGTTTTATAGAAAATACCTTTAGTGGGAGAAGCTGAAAGAGCCGTTACTTGAGTTGCAACTGTTCCGTAATACCTCTGACACAGCGCCAACTCCTGTCCGTAGCTCCTGCGTTCAAACGGTGTGGCGACGGTGCCGGGTTCCAGCTGCGCGTATGCAAATGTGCCGCCGCTGAAACGCACCGTTGCGTTGGTGCCACCAGTAAGCGTGACGGTTTCACCTTTGCTAACTGAGCTGCCGTCTACCGTTGCCGTAGCCGTGCCAGTCCAGTCCAACGTGTAGCTGCCGCTGAGGATGTTTGATCCCTCAATCACCTGCTCAACACCACCAGCCGGTGCCGTGACAGTGCGCACATTCTGGCTATCAGTCCATGTAATCGACTGCCCAGATGCCACCACCCGCCAGCGGTCTAACGTGTACTGATTGGGGCCGCTTGTCGCAGTACCCGACACGTAGCCGCGCTGATTGATGATTGGGTTGCCGTTGATCAGTAGGTTACGGAAGCCAGCAAGCGGCCCACCGTTCAGGTTGGCAACACGCACTTGGTCAGTGCCAGCATCAATCTTGAACAGATCGGGATTAGTGTTGCCTTCAATCCTGAAATCAACGTCACCACCACCTTCATTGAATACAATTACGCTGTTGCTGAACCTAAGTCGCTGAACACCACCAGTGGAGATGGCAACCTGATCAGCGCCAGGGCTGTAGATGCCAGTATCGGTACCGCTGCTTTTGAAATACAGCGATGGCGCAGCAGCCGTGCCATCCTCTAGCCCAATCGTGCTCCACTCACCATCCAGTTGATACAGCGTGATCCATCCGCTGTTGGCCGCATTGCGGATCTTGAAAAGGCCGTTTGTCGTATCCGCCCACGGCATGTAGGCATAGGTGACGCTGGGCTCTGCCGCGCCGCTGTTCTGGCTGATGATCGCCGCCAGTGCGTTGTTCAAATCGGCACGGAATGCCGCAGCTGACTGATTAGAAATCACATAATCATGCTGGGCCATTAGACGATCTCCCTGCCGTATCCAGTGGCGATGTAAGTGAAGTCTCGGCTGATCACGCTGGCAGTGCTGTCGTAGAACGTGATGGTGAAGCCAGTGCGGGTCTGGCTAGCGACCGTGTAGTAGTCGCCTGTTGCCATATTGTAAGCCGTGATGCCAACAGCAGGCGCTTGATAAAACGCCTCATCAAACGTCACGGCATACGATCCGGCACCACTGGTCAGCGAACCAGTCGATTCCGTGCGCTGCTGCAGCTCCAGCTCGGCGCCCAGCTCGTCAATGATGATGTTTTGCGCCTCGGCAAAGCTGGTGGCGATGGTCTTGAACTGAAACGCTCGGCCTCGCACAATACCGTTGACCATCTCATGCCAGTCACTCCAAACAGGGGAGCTGCCCGGATCGTCTGGCGTCGTACGCACGTACAGCGCAGCATTCACCTGGTCGATCACGTCGCCGTCAATGTCTGGCCATGTGTCAATCAGATCTTGCCGATCGTCCCAGAGATCGCCAGGCAGAAATGGGCGTGTCACGAAATATCGACGCATATTTACGTCATACACAGCCCCAAAGTCATAGGTACTGCCGAACTCATATTCACCGCTGCCAAGGCTGCCGCTTAGGCCGTCAATGGTGCCAAGCCCATCCCAGTTGCCATCAGTAGCAAGATCATCAATGAGGGTGCCCAAGCTCAAGATCAGCCCGTCCAGTTCCAAGCTGTAGATCATGTTTGTAACGTTGCCGCTGAATGGTGGGGTCTCCTGATCTTCGCGGTAGCTTTGCACCAGCAGACGCGGTTGTGGTGTCGGCAGATCAACGGCTGCCGTAGCGGCCTCAGTTGACCGCCGGCCGCCGTCATCCTCGAACTTGACTAGGTAGGTGCCCTCCAGAAGCGGCACCTGCTTCTGTGTCTGGCTGCCAGCAGCAGCGCTCACGATGTTTTGGCTGTCCTGCCACACTGCGCCAGTCAGCAACGTGGTATGCCGGATGATCACCTTGCCGCCGAGCAGCACGTCTAGCTCGGTTGAACGATCCCAACTCAGGATCGCCGTTGTTTCGCTGTTTGGGATGATGCTGATGCCTGTTGGTGTTGCCGGTGGTGCAGTTTTGCCAAAGGCTTGTTTGGTGAGCTGTGCAGGTTGCGTTGATGAACGCAGATTAGGAGATACGCTGTAAACCCTGATTTCATACTGTCCTTCAGTCGTGTCGATGATTTCATAATCGGGACGGCTAACTGTTTGGATGTTCCAGTTGTCGCTGTCTTTGCGCCATTCGACTCGATACGTTGAAACACCTAAGACTGGCTGCCAGCTAATGAGTAGCTTTGCTTTGGCAATCCCGCCGGCATCAAACAGCACCTCTTGGCCTGCAAGGTTAATCGGTGCATCAGGGATAATGTTCAGGTTGGTGATGTCACGCTGCTCTAACGCAGTGCCGCGCTCGATGTAGTCATACTTGCTGGCGTTGTAGGCAATGGCGCTAATTGCATATTGCGAGCCGTCTTGTTCCGTGACCGTTAGCACGCGCCACGTTGAGGTCTGGATGTTGCTTGTTTGGTAAATCCAAACGCTGTTTGCATTCGGTGCAACGTTGAACGCAGTAGAGACCGTGATCACATTGCCCGCAATAGACGTGATGCCGCGAGTCTCAACCGTGCCATCAGGCATGATCACGGACAGGTCAGCGCCGGCAGCGGTCAAGCCTGTGGCATCATCCACTGTGATTGCAGTGCTTGTGGCGCTTGTGATGCGGCCACCACGACGAGCGCCACAAGCACTGCAATCAATGATCTGACCAGGGCGCACGACAACGCCAGCATCAATCGAAGCGGTAAAGCTGATGATCTCGCTCTCGTAGCGCTCGGAATAGAGCAGCCACTCACCGATGCGATACGCCTGCCCGCGACTTGTGCAAGCGAAGGCGCTGATCTCAGTTTTGACGACACCATACTTCTGGATGCCCTCGGCATCTTCAACTACCTCGTATGCGATGTCGCGGGTATCGAGATCAAGGTAGCTAACAACGCAAACAGTAGGGCGTGTCTTGCGGCTTGCGCCTTGATAACTGAAGCCCTCTTCTGTGACATTTGCCAGCGTGAACAGATATGCCGTATCCGCTGGTTTGTCTTGGCTGATGGTTAGCGCACCAGTGCTCCAATACGGCATCACCCGCATTACTGAACACATATCGTTAATCAGCTTGTACGCACCCTCTGCTGTCTGAATGTTGACGTTGCAGGAGAATCGCGGTTCGGTGCCGCCGAAGCCATCAGGCACCAATTCAGAGCAATACTGACTGGCGCTGTAGAAAGCAAACTTGTCGAGCTGTGCGGCTTGGATGTGATCGCCAAAACCGTAGCGGCTGTTGATCAGCAGATCCCACAAGATCCAAGCAGGGTCAGAACACCATTGAGCAGCGCTGAATGTACCGTCCCAGATGCCGCTGTAAATCAGCCTGCCGTTGGTGCTATCAACCGTGGCATTGCTTGGGATCTGTACTTTGATGCCACGGATCAGGTAAGAGCGTTCTGGGATGGAACTGAATTGTTCTGCATCAACACGCAGCGCCACTAACGCACTGTTGGGATAGCGCAGTTTGGCGTAGATAATTTCGGTGTAGCTTGTCCAGTTGAAACGACTGATTGAGTCAAGAAGATACCCGCCAGAGCCTGCGACTCTATCTGCGTCGGTCGCGGTAAGGCGATCAACGCGAATATCAGCAGTTGTAAATCCTGCGCTCAGGTTAATTAGATAATCGCGCTGATAAGGGTCTGTCGTTCTCCCGCTAACTGTGTCCGTGACAACAGTTGCAAAGCCGCCACCGTCATATTGAACTTGGATAGACAATGAAACCGATTGCCCCTCAAGATCTCCATTTGATATGCTTGTTTGCAGCTGCGGCACTGTAATAGTGACACGCACTGCGTTAACATTGGGATCAGTGATCTGACGTGTTACAGGTGCAAGGTACTGAACCTCAACATTTACAGGTTTTTCGTCTTCAACTCCAGTTGTAATCGGGATGTAAGACTGCGCTTGCGTCCCAGTGCGTGTGTCTATGGTGACGTTTTGGAAGTTGTATGAGCCGTTTTGATTCTGCAGCGGTGTATTGTTCAGGAATATGCTTTTGAGGCCATCCTTCAGTCCCTCAATTTCGCCTTCGCTAACAAGGTCCAGAACAGTTGCATATTGCTTGGAATCAAGGCTATCGCGAGCGATTATTGGCGTACCGGCATCCAGCAGCCGCATGCCTGCACTGCCTTTGCCTCCGCCACCACCAGCGCCAACAATGCGAGTCATCACGCCATTACCTGCACAGTGTCGATGCCGACGCTGATCACAACACTGCCAACGATCGTTTCACCGTAAACAATCGGCACTGGCACGCCTTGCCGGCTTGTTTGTTGAATGCCGCTGAAGCTGTAGCTTTTGCGTGGGTCGTTATTGTCTTCCGGTGTTCCGGGTGCGTTGATTTTGGGTGCTGGTGTAAGGAGTTGGGAGACACCACCGAGAATAAGACTGGCACCAACGAGCCCGATTCCAATAGCAGTACTTGCGCCAAAGCCCAGGCCTAAACCTGGAATCAAGCCTGCACCTGCAGTAACAATCGCAAAAGCAATCAAAGCAACGCCAGCAATAATTCGCCCCACTGCGCCAGCGCCAGCAAGCACCGGAACAATCCTGATCTCCTGCTGTCCCGTAGGATCATGCAGCTCATCCAGCGTTAAGGCGTATTTGCCGACACTCACGCGGTAGTGCTGATCCGCCATGTGCTTCTCAAGCTGAGGGAAGTTCACCAGCAAAAACCGCACTGCCTCAGCAGCACTGGCAACGTCCGCCTCAAATACACGCTGCCCTACAAACTTGGCAAGGCGTCCATACAGCTTGATCTTCCGCAGCATGACGACCTTCTAACCTCCGCTCATTGTAAAGCTGGGATGACGCAGCCTACGTCCGGTGCATTTCTGCAGCCACCCGCCACCGCCGTAGAGATCTCTGCTGCTGAGCCGGCCGCGGATGTGATGCAGCACCATGCCATCACCGATATAAACGCCGCAATGGTTCAAACCAGCGCCACTGATGTTCATCAGCAGAAGGTCGCCCCTTTCCATCTGCTCATCTTCCTCCAGCTCACGGAAGCCTGTGCTGCGCCAGCAATCCTCAAACATTGGCGCCACTTCAAACTGCTCGGGCGTGAGCGGGCGCTCCCAGTCGCGCAGTTCGAGGCCCTGCTCGGCGTACCAATCACGCGCCAGGGTCCAACAGTCGCTGATACCCCATGTCCATTGCCGACCGATCAGCGGCGCCTTGTAGCCGCTCGGGCGGCACTCTGCCCATGCCTCGGTCTTGGGGTTGACGATGAACCACGGCAGACCGCTGGCCTCGCACGCCATCAAATCAGGCTGGCTTGGTGCTGGTGGCGTCACCGGATGCGAATGGATGACGGCAGCAATCTCGCCCCTGTCTTCTGCAGCCGCATAGTCTTCAGGATCGAGGATGAACTGGTCTGATCCGGTGCTGAGGTTGCGGCATGGCCAGTAACGCTTGCGCCCTTTGATGATCACCAGCAAACCACACGCTTCACGCGGATCTTCCACCTTTGCGTGATCAAGAGCAGCAGTCCGCCAAGTCATACGAAATAGGCTCCGATGCCAGGGAAGCTGCCAAAGGGCAGCCCAGCGGTGGCGCCAAAATGCGCTTTGCAATCGGTCAGTGTTTTGAGGCAGGTTGGCAAGGCTCCTGCGTAACCGCACTCAGTTGACTTGTAAACCCACTGGCAGATGTTGGCGATGCACTTGCGTTTTGGTGCGCTAACACCAGCAAGGTCAAATGCGGCAGCAAGCTCAAACTCCACCACGTCGCGGTTTTCTACCGTTTTGCGGTCAATCGTGTAGATCTCACGCGGAAACTCAGCGGTAGGGTCGGGGCTGTAAGGACTCACGCCGCCAGGGAAATTAACCGCGTCGATGTAGCGCGCCAGTGTGCGGATGCGCGTTACCTTGGCGCCTTCTAGCCCGTCAGGCAAGGTCAGCAACAGAGCCGTGATTGTGCTCAAGATGTTGCTCACGCGAATCTTCGGACGTGGCAGTTGACCGTTGCCGCTGTACTCGAACCCATCGGCTTCAATTGGGAATGGGATGTACTCATTGCCGCCCCAGAAGACGCTGCCGTTATTGTTCAGGCTCGTGCCAGCGTGGAAACGGTAGAGGTCGTTGGTGCCATGCTGCGCCGTGTTGAGTTGCAATTCAAACAGCTCGATGATTGCGCCGGGCGCAACTTCCTGTAAAGCTGAGACTGGTACGGTCATGGCTCAAATACTTGTCGGAATGTTATCGTAATCTTGCTGCGCTGAAACTCATACATTTCGCGGTTCCAGCTCGGGCAAATCCACTTGTACGACGTGTCGGAATCTGGCGGCGTCCAGTCAAAGCTGGCGGCATCAGTAGCGCGGGCATCAAGGAACGCTTCGATGATGTCGGCGTCGGCGTCGGTTACATCAAACGTAAGATTCCACTCCTTTGGGTTTTGACCCAGACCGAAGGTGACGCGCTGTTGGTAGCCGTCGCCAAATTGCGTCGTGCGAATCTTTGGTTCGCTTCTTTTGTTGGCGGAATAAACCGGGGCGTAGTCAGGGAATGTAGCCATTATGCAAGCAGGCCTCCGGGACGCTTTTGTTTGATCAGCTCAGATTGGACAGCCGCTGAGATAGCGCGCCCCAGTTGGTTGCCTTGTTGGTCATTGCCTTGGACGTTTGTGCCTTTTGCGTCCACATTAACAACAACATTGATACTGTCGCCACCGCCAACACCACTTGCGTCCACTCCTAAGCGTCCACCAGGACCGCGCTTAAGAGGCATGATTGCTTCAGGGCCAGCCTCGCCCATTTCGCCCATCTGGGTAACACCACCATCAGCGAACTTAAAGAGAGTCGGCGAGGAAACGATAGAATTAGTGAACATGCCGCCATTTGCAAAAGCAGCGACTCCATCAGAGAAGTAAGCGCCGTTGGCGGCGGGGAACTTAAATCCACCCTTAGGGATGAAAGCTTCGCTTGGCATCTCAAAGTCCGTTGCCGCACTGAAGCCACTAGATCCAAATGCAAACGCTTTTGCAATGCCAATCGCGATGTAGGTTGCAATCATTTTTGCAGCTTCACCGAGCAGGATCTGACTGACATCCTTCAGGAATCCGGCAAATACTTCCTTAGCAGTTGCCGTGCCTTCAATCAAACCATTGATGCCATTTGTTAGTGAATTTCCAACGGCATCGCCGATACCTTGAGATACGCGAATGGCGACAGATTCAAGATCCTTCAGCTCTTGCTCTGCGTTTGAAATAAATCCTTGAATCTTTGCTCCAGGGATTTCTTCAACGGCTGAGCCGGGGCCGAGAGTAGCCTGTTCAGTAACCGCCCCACGAGCTTTATTGAGGTTCTCAATTGAATCAACGAGTTTGTTTATCTCGCTTGCCGCAACACCGCTTTTTCTTGCTTGATCCAAGAGGACTTGATTGAATGCAATATCGGAGTCAATTGCCCTGAGCCTTTCGCTGACAAGTCGCTCAAAACCTGCAATCCTTTCCGCCTCGGCTGGAATTGCACCCTCCTTCAGGAGTCTATAATAAGTTTTTGCGTATTGCTGTTCAAGTTGCTGCGTTTCCCTAAACTGAACGAATGGGTCAGCCGCTTGGCGCTTGCTTTCTTCGGCTGCAATGAATTTGCTTAGCTGAAGCTGGGCTAGCTGCTGTTTTGTGATTCCCTCTTCAAGATCAAGCTCTGATTGCAGAGTAATCAGCCTACTTGCGTACAAGGCTGCAGTCTGCTCTGCGGTTCCGTTTTTGCGAGCTTGAATCATCGCAAGCTCGGCTTCTGTATAAAATTCGGCAAGTCTCTGCTGCCGTATATTCTCCATAAGCGAAAGCCTTTTCTTCAGTCCGGCTTCTTCCCCTTCGTTGAAAGCGGCAAATCGCACAATCAGGTCATTTCTCTTCTGCGCTTCTTGATAGAGAGCAATTTCAGCCTGCAGCGAGTTTTGATAAAGCTGTTCCTGTCGCTGCGCAATTTCTTCGTTTATCTGCCTGAGACGAGCGGCAAGTTCAAGATTGGCGCCACGAACCTGAGCAAAGTTTTGCTCTGCGTTAAATATCTTCCCAATCCAGCCATTTTTAATCTCAAGTAGCTTGTTGTCGTATTCTTGGAGTGCAACAGCTCGGGCTGTGTTGACATAGCGAGCGCCGTCACGCTCAAGCGTCAATCCTGTCAAAGAAAGCTGCTTAGCCTGTAATGCAACTTGCGCTTGAAGCTCTTGCGTGACAGCCTGCGCTTGCTTTTGTTTGTCTAGTTCTTCTTGCGTGAGCGCAGCTTGAGGCTGTTGAACGCCGCCGGGCAGGAATTCACGCTGCAGACGCTGCAGTGCTGCGGGATCAACAGTGCCATTGTTTTGAGTGCGAAGCTCAATACTTCTTTGGAGATAACTTTGCCGCTGCTCTGGCGTTAAAGCTTGCATGAAATCGCGTAGTTCGGCAGTCTGGCGATTTGCTTTGTTTGCATCTGCGACAATGCTTCCAACCCAATCAAGAAGGCCGGCCATTGGACCTGCAAGCGCTGCCTGAAGTTGAAGATTGAACTCAGCCCAAGCCTTGCTCAAGCGAGAGGAGGAATCCCCAAGGCGCTGCAAGTCTTGAACACCCTCAACGCCAATCTTTTTGATAATTTCCGCTTGAATTTCACCAGCCGCTTCAGTCAGTCGCCCCGCTTCAATCAGCTTAGAAATGTAGTATTCTTGCTGACGAGTAGCTATCAAGCCAGCCTGCCTGAGCTGTTCAAAGCTTTCAACGGGGAATCGAAGCGACTTACCTGTTTCTTGAGCGGCTTGATTGAGTGTGTCAAACGCAGTACCAAGCGCCGTACCAACCAGCGACAAACCAAAGCCAAGTCCGCCCCCAGCAAAGCCACCAGCAGCACCACCAAGTCCACCAAGCGCAGCTGCGCCAATCCCTTGCCCAAAGAGCAAGGGGAAGGCGCCGCCAATCAGGCCCTCGCTGACCGCACGACCACCTCTAGGACCAAAGCGACGAGTCAGGAAGTCAGCATCAGGCGAACGGCGCTCAAGCTGGCGATCAAGATTCGCAGCCGTCTCCCTGAGCTGCTTCTCCAGTCGATCAAAGCCCTCAACGGTTGGATCGAGAACAGCTCTGAACTCCTTCAAGACAGAGCTGAGAGCCTCCAGTTCCCTGATGGAGGCAGTAGCGGGCTTGGCTAGCTCCCTGAGCCCCAGCAGGGCTTCTGGACCCTGGGCTACAGCTTGCTCCAAGCGACGGCCAAAGTCCCCGCTACCGCCTGCACCGCCACCTCCAGCGCCACCGCGACCACCGCCGCCACCAACTCCACCTCGACCGCCAAAGCCGCCGATTCCCTTGAATATCTCAGAAACTCGATCGAACAAGCTGCTGATAGCTGCTTGGATTTTTCTTTCTCCCTGAGGCGCTGATTTCTTAACTGGCTCAGTGATTTGAGATGCAATCGCCTCAGAGGCCGCCCTCGCATCAGCCTCCGCCTGCTGCCTTGCTACTGCGAAGGCATCAAAAGTCGCCTGTCTGCGACGCGCTTCGTCAAGCTGCTCGGCTTTTTGCACAGAAGGCGCAAACGACTCTGCGACTTGTTGTTTGGCTTTTTGAGCTTCTGCCGCCGCTTCGTCTGCTTGTTTTGCAATTCTTTGAGCCTGCTCAAACGATGTATCCCAGAAGTCAACCATTGCCATGAGGCCAGTTGCCCCAGGGCCAGAGAACTCACGCTTAAGTCGTTCGTCAAGCTCTTTTGCGTCAACCGCAGCGTTTGACCAGTAATCGCCAACAAGGTCAGTGGCAGTTTTTTGTTGAACAGGAAGCGCTGCTTGCTCAGCTGCTGTTGAAGGGACACGAACAAGGTCCGCCGTTCCGCGAAGCAGATTAGAGATTTGCTCCAGCCCAGAAACCAACCCCGTGACTTCAGTTTCTAATCTTTTTGCCTCCTCGGAAGCCTGACCAGCAGCGTTACTAGCTCGCTCAATATCTGGAGCAAACTCCTTTGGTATATTATAGAATTCAACATAAGCTTTTCGTACTTTTTGAAACTCTGGATCGCCATACGTTTTTTTTACTGCAGCATCCTCAGCCGCCGAATAATCAATGCCTGGAACATTTCTGGGCTCAAGCCTTCGCCCCTTTTGCATTATTAAATCAAATGCCTGAAACTCGCCAAACCCTCTGGACTGCATTGGGTCCACAAAGGATGCAACCGACTGCGCTATTGCGCTAGTAATATTTTCATTTTTAGGAAGAGGGAAACTTGTTGTATTTACAATATCAAGATTGGAGGGAGCGGCAAAAGCCCTTTGGCTTGCCTGCTGAATCTCTGGAATTGCGGCCTGAAGAACACTAACGTAAGTATCAACAAGGTTCCTCGCGATTTCAATCATTACGCGAGATGGGCTCTTGATGCCAAGTTTTTTCAAAATGGCATCAATAGAGGCACCTGCAAGAGCAGCGGATGCCGCAACTGCTTCAGGAATACCTTTTCTTAAGTTCGCCGCAAACGTTTGGGCGACATTTCCTGCAGCATCTCCAGCCTCGGATTTTCCTGTATTAAACTCACGAACAATCTTGTCAATCGCTTCAGCAGGAGAAGTGTTGCCAAGAAATTGCTCACGCGCTTGGCGAGCTTGACGAAGGTTCTTCAGCGCTTCCTCAAGGCCAGCTCCGCCACCACCAGACTTCCCGGAAAGTATCTCTTTCTGCAGTTTGACATACTTCCTAGCAGAGTCGAGTTGCTCTCCTAGCAAGTCAAGCTCTCTTTGCGTAATTTGATAACCGTCTTCTTTCGTTTTGTTTAATGCGCCTTGAAGCTTGATAAGCTCTTCAGAGGTGTCAACATCCTTAGCGCGAAGATTGATGAGGGATTGCTCAAGAATTGCGCCGGATCTTTGCATCCCCCGAAGACGACCAGGCGTATCAAGGGCGAGGGTTTCTCCACCCCTGATAGTTCCGCCCTTGATTACAGATTTCTTCTGCTCGTTAGCAATTAGCTTTTCAAGTCTCAGGCGATCAGATGCCGCGCTATTCGCCTCAAGTAACGCCCCAAGTGTTTTTCTTGTATTTTGATAATCGTCAGAACCCGCAGAAGCAATTGCATCCTTAACAGCCGCAAGCTCTTTAGAGACATTAAGACCTTCTTTATCAGCAGCAAGAAGCTGTTTTTCAAGAATTTGCGCAGAACGAATTGCGCCTTCTACTTTCCTTCTTCCTTCAATTGGCGAAACTTGACCAGTTTTAATTACTTCTGGGCGAACCTTACCCTCTAGACTCTTTCTTTCTCGATCTACCTCAGAGGTAATTGTTCTCGCAAGAGTGAAGCGTTTTTCATCAATAGCAAGACGCGCTTCATCAAGACCGAGAAGTAGCTTTTTCTTGTCTACCTCCTTGATTAAACCTTTTTCGGCGGCTATCTCAATTCTTGTTTCAGCGCCAGATACCCTTTCTACGGCTGAGTCAAACTGCTCGGACACGCGCAGCGATTCTCTCTTGGACGCAAGAGCTTGCTTGAGGTTTCTGTCAAACTGCTGCTCAAGCTTTTTATTCTTGCTTAAGATCTTATCCGCACCTTCTTCAATTGCTTTCAAGCCATTCGTATAATCATCAAGTGCAGATCGAAGTTGCTGCGAATTTTCAAGCCCGATCAGCCTTTGCCCGGCGTTCGCGGCAAGCTCAGTTGCGTCTGCAATTTCTTTTTGAGCTTCAGCGATTAAACGAGATGTCTTGAATCTTTCTTTTAACTCAGCACCCCCGCCAAGAGGGGTTGCAAACGGACGCTCGCCAGCCACCTTGTCGCTGCCCGCTTCCTTGTTTCTATCCTTAATGACTCTAATCTGTCTTTTCAGTTCAACTGTTTGTTTCTTGGCCGCTTCAATTGAGCCAGCAGTGGTGTCGTCGAAAATCTTTTCAAGCCTGTTTCTCAGGTCAAGCGTTTCATTCTGATCTAGCTTTATTTTGCTAATTTCGTATTCAAGGTCAACAAGCTTCTCTAGTTGATCTTCTTGTTTTTTCTGAACACCCTGTTTATATCTTGCTTGCTTGTCAGCAGATTGAACACTGAACTGAGGAAGCAGCGACGCAATTGGCTTTGCAAGACTAGATGACTGACCTCGTAGCCCAGCAAATCTTTGTTCAAGCTGACGCAGCTCGCCATTTACATCATTGATAGCTGTCTCAAGCAAGCTCCATTCTTGGCTATCGAACGGGACAATGCTTTGCAGTGAGCGAAGTCGCTCGATATAAGAACCTAAGGCGGCCTCACTTTTTACAATTCCACCATAAGAAGCAATAACCTCACCAATCAGCGACCTCGCACCAACAATCTCTTGCTGACTCCCAATGCGCAGGCCGACTTGCCGCCTTGTTTCTGTGCCACTCGGCAAGGCAAGCCCTTCTGCAAGCGCCTTGAGCTGTTGTTGACGCCCTTCAAAAACTTTCTGATTAGCAATTTGCGAGGCAACAACAAAGCGATTAAATTGCCTTGAGGCAATTTCTGAGTTATTTGCAACAAGGGCAAGTGCGTCTGCCTGCCCTTGCAATTGAGCGATACTTCCCCTCGTTTGACTTGCTGCAACTTTTCCTGTGACGGGTGTTCTCGTCTGAGATCTACCAAGTCTTAGGTATTCATCAGAAAGATCAGTAAGTGCAACAGTTAATTTACGAACACGCTCTGCTTCTTCTAAGTATCTTTGAGCGCCGGGCAGTTTGCTTTCTTGTCTCTGCAGTCTTTCTGCCAGCTGTGTTCTTTTTTTCGTTGCCTCACCTAACCGACCTTCTAGCTGTATCTCATTGAGCAATGCGTCAATGTGCTCCTTGCTGCCAACCGTTAATTTGGATACTGCTCGTTTGGCAGATACATAGTCTTTTTCAAGATTTTTAACAGCTCTGTCATAGATATTAAAGTCTTTTTGTGCTTGCTTTATTCCTTGTCTTACGTCTGATAGCCCCTTTGTTGCTACAGAAAACGCAGTATCCGCCTTCCTTATATCTAGCTTAAGTGGTACGGCATTGATATTATTGACAATAGACTCAAGGCGACTAACGCTTTGAATAATTCTTTCAAGCTTGGAACCGCCCTTTACTTCAAGATTGATAGCAGCGGTTGCTTGAGCCACTTTGATCGACCTGGGATTCCAATCAGTCTAGCCAGACACGAAAAAGCCGCCCAGGGCGGGCGGCTAGCGGCGGCGAGAGTCTTGCTTGATTTTCTCCATCTGCTTTTCATGCAGCTCCGACTTTCGCTGAAAGTGCAAGTTCCACAAAATCATCTCTTCTTCTGTGACTCTTGACTTCAACTCATACAGAGTGCAATGAAGAGCTTCGGCGAGACTTAGTTGATACTGAAGCCTTGTGTCAGCATCAAACTCAATCTTCAGCGCTTTTCATGTCTACATCAACATCGTCTTCTCCGCCCCTTGGCTTAAGAACGCAGAGAATCAGCTTTTGCAGATCCTCATCCTCCACCTCTTTTCTAAGCACGGGAATATCACCCGCCTTGAAAAGACGCTCCCCATTCTCGTCAAGCGCTTTTTGAACAAGAAGCTGATAGGCGAAATCGTTTGCGCTATCAGTTTTCGCGTCTTTCTGAGCTTTTTCGCGCTCAGCAGCGACCATAGGCTTTACATAAAACACAAACTCAGTTTCATCTGAAAGTGTTACACACTGGCGAATGGGTTCAAAATTAGCCGCTTTGCGCAGGCGATCAATTGCTCTCATTGGAGAGGAAGGGGTGGGTGCGGTGGCCATAGAGAAACCGTGATCAACGTGAATTGTAGATCAAATAGGTCTTTAGCGCAATCAGCGAGAAATCTCCTCAAAATCCACTGAGGCCACAACCTGATCATCGGCACCATCCGAAGCAACGAGCAAGGTCAACTCATAAGGCGTCGAGGTAAATGAATTTCTTTCAAGCTGGAACCTAAAAAGATTGTCCTTGAAAATATCAACACTTGCCCCGGCCTGATTTGTTGAGCTAATGAACCCACTCGTGGCAGATGTGCCACCCGCGTAAGAGGATCCGCTGATGTTGTACTCAATAGCGCTATCAGCTCCAGCGCTTATCCACGTGCCGCCAGTAGTTACGCCAGCGACACGAATCTGCCAATTAAAGTTACCCGTTGAAACTGCCATCACGGATAAAGCGCTCAAAATCACCACGGCATCAAGACGCGCCGCTTTCAAACGCAATGAAACAACTGGATAAAATGTTCCAGCGGTCCCAAGCGTCCTAGGTAGCTGAACGGGAATGCTGGCAGCCAACTGCAATCCATTCAGCTCGTAACCACCCTCAGAAATAACGGTCGAACAGACTTGCTTCAAGGTGCTAGCACTATCTGTAGCGGCGGTATTTTCAATTTCATACCGAAGAGGAAGGGAAGCGGTTGTGATATAAGTTGACGTAACAAAATTTGCATGATGGAAAGAGTGACAAAGAATAAAGGTCCCGTTAATTACAAAACCAAGGCGAACGGTTCCAAGGCCAAGCCACTCGATGTCCGCCCACACAATCTGGGCCTTCGTAATGTCAAGGGTTAAACCTGACTCGCCGGTTCCATCAAGTTTGTCACCATTCCAATCCGCTTGCGCAATTCTTGCCTCAACTAAAGACCCTGTTACGGAACTACGCTCTACAAAAGAAAGCGTTTCGTTATCAAGCTCCAAGTAAACACCATTGGCGGACCCGTAATATCCAATCCGCTGCCTAAGACCAGCCTTGGCGGGATTCATCACAAAGGTGCTCAACACCAATAACGACTTACCTGGCTGATAGCTAAAACAGCGCTTTGTCTCCCTATAGACCTTCGATCCAGAATTTGCTGTAACAGCAAGATTCATCAAACCTTCGTTGGCGGAAAATGTTGCAGCTCCGCTATTCGCGGTACTTGTTACCCAACGCCCGTTGTCGGCATAACGATGACTTGAATCAAAAAGCGTTAGCGGATTAGAAGATCTGAGTCGCCCAAACGCATCGACAGATACCCCAGAGAAGCTTGCATCAACTTCAAGCTTGCCGTCACTGGTTGCATCAATTTGCTGAGCGGCGCCCGTAGGGAGAGAGCCATGAACGACTGAGGCTGGCATGATTGCTCACGAATAAAAGAAAAGCCCCGCCGAAGCGGGGCGTGTTGGCCTCATGATGAATCAGGCGGTCGTCGTCAGGTCGAAGGTGGGCTGATCCAGCGGGCGGAAGTTGATGCTGATCTGCTGGCCATCGTCGGGGTTCACCGCGAGGGAGGCAGAGGTCAGTGCCACTTCCATGTAGATCGAGCGGCTCAGTGTGTCGTTCAAAACGCCGCCACTGAACACCTGATCCACGTACAGGCGAACACTGGCGCCCACTTGCTTGCGAAGCAGCACGTCCTGAATCATGCGGTTAGCACTGGCAGCATCCTCGTCTGTCATATAGACAGTCGCAGATCCAGTAGCTTCACCAAAGCCGGCGATGAAGGTACGGAAGGGAACAAACTGACCGGGCTGCTTGCCAATAGTGGTAACGTCAATTTCAGTACGTGTAATCTCAAGGGACCAGTCACGTACTTCTGCAACTGCTGCATAATCAGCGTAATAAACTTCAAACTTATTAGGAGCGGCAATAGTACCGTCATCCGAGAAATCAAGCGACGCACCACCTTGTGAGGCGGAAACAGTCATTGCACCAGTGCTGGTGTCATAAGTCAGCACATAGTAAGTGACTGCGGGATCAAGCGAACCAGCAGAGAGCGCCGGCATCACATTGGAAGCATCCGGCGTCACAGTTGCGCCAGTGTTCGGATTGTAAATGCGGAACTTGACAGGATCGCCCGCCTTGAAATTCAGAGCGGGAACCAGGGAGATAGTGTCGGTGGTGGTGTTGATAGCGGTTTCGATAAAACCATCAACAGTGCCCGCAGGCTTGTAATAGAACGCGCCGGAGATGCCGGACAGAACGGTAGCCATGACAATTCGGGGGTAGTGGCTTTAGTGGGCACTGCCCAGCTACACACAGGCTAGCGATCTACTTCACACTCGCCTGCCAGCCAGCATTAATGCGCCCCATAAAGTGAGTAGAATTGTCAGGCGCCTCAAAAGAAGGACCAGTAACTTGCCCAATCCGAACGTAAGTTGAAGTTGATGTTTTTTGCGTCGCGTTCAACGTGTCAATAACTTGCTTCGCAAGCTGAATCATTTGTTGACAACGTGCCGGGCCAATGCTTTTAGGCGTGAAGCAACGAATGATCAAAGCGCCCCTTGCATAGTCGAGAGAGCCGTCAAGCGTTGATTCTGTCGTCAGTCCAAAAGTTACGTTGACGCGAACGTACTCTTTTGGTGGATCGGGCGGAACCGCTGTGATGTTGTCAAAGTAGACAGGGATCGGTGGCGCCTGTGTGTTGTAGGCAGTGAGAAGCGGGGCTTCAATTACGGCGCGAATGGCTTGATAGTTCATCAGAATCTCCCCACAAAGCCAGCCGAAAAACCCCGACGAAGATCAATTGTTAGACCTCCGCCTTGGGTGTAGTTGATATACCAATCCAATGGCGCGGTAGCAGTTCCGGGATTCCCATCTCCAAATCCAGCGCCATCGAGATCGCCTCTCAAGTGCGAAGTCTGATCGCCATTGTCATTAGTCGGCCTCCAACCAGTGAACTTATTTGGCTTTACGGGTTCACCAACTTGCTTAAAGGTGCTTGCCTCACCGTCGATAGCAACATTAGCATGTTCAGATGTATTGATAAACTGAAATTTTTTTACGCCACTATTGATATACCTTTCAACGGTTGTTATGCGAATATCTTTTTTGCTGTATTCATAAACACCGCCAGATGGACCGGGACCACCACCCGACTGCCCTTCTGGAACGAAGCGCCAAGATGCAGAAAATTCACCACTCCAAGCTGGTCCTTCTTTTGCTAGTCCATTCATTGTTTCTATCGCTGCACTCTGAATACCTCTAGCCAACTGCCTGTTAACTTTTTTCATCAGGTCACTTGCTATTCCTTTTTCAAGTCCACCGCCCTTGAATTTGGCCATATCAACTCAGCCTCGCAACAACTGAGTGCATAATAGCGTTGTCGCCTCGATACGATTCCATTCCGATAATCTTTGCGGTTCTTGCAACGCCATTCTGCGTATATCGAATAGAATCCGTCGTCTGCGGGTAGTACCCAGAAAGAGAGTCGGCGGAAATGATAATCTTTACGTCCGTCTGCTGATAAAGCCCTTGCATTTCTTCGGGCTTCAGCGCAGATACAATAATTTTCACTGGGATCTCTGTTGAAATCCCAAGCACCGTACCCGACTCAGGATCATAGCTCTGATTGGCGCTCGCTTTAATGTAGACAGCACTAATCCCAAACTGAGAGATCAGTGGCCCCGGAATCGAAGAAAAGATGTTGTCAACAAGTGCCATGGCTTATCACAGCGGATTGCTGTACCACCCACCACGAGCGGGGAATACCTGCCCGCCAGCAAAACGAATACGACTCGGGCGGAATGCTGCATTCCCGTAATACGGATCAATGCGAGCGACGCTATCGCGTGACAAATACGGCTGATGGAAGCTCGGGTCAATCATGTAACGATAGAGAATATCCATCGCAAACGGCGGAATGTAATCAACGCCCGTCTGCGGGATGTCACCCTGCTTGAACTTTACACGCAGCGCCCCATCGCCAAGCTCAACTTCTTCGTACTGATTCGTACTACGCAGCGAAGAGCCGCCATCATCTACGGCGACAGATGTATATCCACCCCCACTTCCGAGAAACGCCGCCATGTAGGCAACGGCAATTTCAAAGTCAATAGGCAGCTCTTCCGTGGAAAGCTGACGCCCATCAACCTTGATCAAACGCGGCCAAGAAAGAGACTGCGTATCGTCAACGATTCGCCCCTTCCATTTCAGGGGGTTGATTGTCATTGTTGCAGCAACAAGCGTCTGCTCTTTCTGAGTGCTAGTCAATGCAAGCCAAGCTGTAATGCCTGCACTGGCGGGCAAATCCCCAAGTAGCGACGTAGCCCTCGCAACGCTCAGGAAGGAGTTGGCGTCAGCAGCTCCCAGTGTCGATACGAAGGCCATGCGCGTGCCTCTCTAGGGCTCAGTCCTTGACAGTAGTGGTCTTGGTCTTGGGGGCGCTCACGGGGGCCTTCTTGGGCTCAGGAGCGGGTTCAACAGGAGCAGGGCAAGCAGCAGCTTCAACTTTGGCCTCAGCCTTGAGCTTTGCCTCTTCTTGCTCACGTGCGAGTCGGAAAGTAGTGATCGACATGACGATTACTTGATAGTTGAAGCCCCTCCGAAGAGGGGCAGTTATCACAACAGCGATCAGACGTAGCAGCGAAGCTGCGTGATCCGAATGTTGCGGTCATCGGTGAACACCTTGTCCCAGTTGGTGCCAGTAGCAAGCTCAGCATTGGTAGGAGCATTGCCAGCAGCGTTGCCGGTCCAGCTGATGCCATTCGGATGCACCAGATAGTGCGTCCGATTGATCAGATAGTCGATGTCCTTTAGGGAATCGCGGTCTGGTTCCAGCGGGGTCTTGGCAGGAGCAGTTGCAAAAGCAAATGCGCCAGGGCCAAAGAAGTAGGTGTGCAGCACATCAGCACCGCCAGTGCCAGCGCCAGCGTCCACAGGCAGGGCGTCGTCAACGAACACCGGGCGACCCAGATAGGTGCCCAGCTCAAGACGTTGAGCAGACAGGCGGGTGTCAAGCTGAGAGGTGGTAGAGGCAGGCTCGATCAGATCCAGCTTCATCAGGGCGTAGTACACGCGGGAGTGCATCAGCACACCAGTAAGTTCTTGACCTGCATCACCCAGCTTGGCAATGGCATCCACCATCACGCTCTGGGAGAGCTGAGTGGAGGTGCCGCCAACGGCGTGAGAAGAAGCCAGGGGGCCGCCAGTAGCGAACAGACCCTTGATCGTGGAGATCAGAGTGGCCTGCATGTCGCGCACCCAATACTGACCAGTGCGACGAGCAATGGCCTGCATGGGGTCAGAACCAGCCAGTTCACCGGCCAGGTCCGAGGCCTTCCAAGCCTTACCACGCATGTTGCGCACGCCGGTTTGCACATCACCAGCCAGAGTGGCGGCAGTCAGACCAACAGTGTCATCAAGGATTTCAGAGTCACCAGTCAGATCGCCGAAGAACGGCAGATCAACGGTTTTGCCGCCCTTGGCGAACTCAGCCTGGATGGCAGAGTTAGTCACCATCAGACCGGACGTAACAAGAGCGTTACGGTTTTGCAGCTCCTCCTGCTGATATTCCAGGAAAAGCTGAGGAATAAAAGGAATGCCAGCGATGAGCATTGTCTTTGCCTCAAGTGAAAGTATGAACGAGTGCTAGCAGCACAGCTGCCAAGCAAAGGGTTGCGGTACAACCGCGATGCGAGCAAGGCTCGACTTCACGAGGCACAGCCTCTAACAGTCAAAGAATAGCAAGAGGTAAGGGCTCTAGCGCTTCTTGCTGGTGTACTTGCGCTTTTTCCTGTCTTCCTCTTTTTTCTTGCGCATCCCACTTTCACTAGCAGCAATTGCGATTGCTTGCGCACGACTTGTAACTTTGCGCCCAGAAGAGGAT